GTCTTATCTTGTATATAAAAAATCCTTTTTAATAAGTTAAGCATTTTATTTGTCTAGTTTTTCTAACTTTTCTTTTATAAATAAATAATTAGCCTTTATTTCTATAATAGCACCACTTAATTGTGTTGTATTGTTTGACAGATTTGTAAGCATTTCACTCTGGTGTGTGTCATTTTTTTCAATAAAGTCAACTCTGTTGGATAGAGTATTCCAGCCAATAATAATAGAACCAATCATAGCAATAATTACCCAATAGTCTCTTACGAACTTAAACATATCTACATTACCGTTTTGCATTTGTTTAATAGTATTCAGTAACAATAATTATTCCAGGTCCACCAGTTGTACCTGCTGTAGCAGCACCACTACTGGATACAACTCCACCACCTCCACCACCGTATGTGCCACCATTAGACCCACCTCTAGCTGCTCCGCCTAATACAGATGCACCACCTGTCAAACCATTCTTAAAGTCTCCTGCACTTCCTACCCAATTTTGTGCACCTAATCCGTCATTACCACATATGTTTATATCTCCTCCAGATCCAACGCCTCCAACTCCACCTGTTGAATTAGAATCATCTCCATTACCACCACCACCACCAGTAGCACTATGGTGTGAACCAAATGAAGTTGTACCACCGCCGCCGCCATTTCCTCCTGAACTGCTTCCTGCTGTACCAACAGCACCTACTGTCACTGTTTCAGTTGCGCCTAATGAACCTGCTTCAATTGTTTTTTCAGAATATCCACCACTAGCACCGCTACCTGATAAGGTGTCAAGACTTATACTTGCGTCTGCACCACCACTTCCACCTCCTGGTGCTTGAATTCTGGACCATACTCTTTTTAGTCCAGGCAATTTTGTCCATGTGCCACTAGCAGTAAATACACTTATTCTAACAGCAGGCATTCCAGTCATTCTTATAACAGTTGCAGATAAAGCATATCCAACAATAACCGCATTAGTTGGTGTTGTAGCAGTTATTGCTCCTGCTGTACCTGATAAATAGTAAGGTGCGCCAATTGTTAAAGCTGAAAATCCTGTCATTATTCCCTGTAAACGTATTATTACACTAGCTCCTGATGAGGCTGTTTCTTGAGCAAATCCAACAAAGTTTATTTTAGACGTGTCATCAGCATCACATTTATATGCTTTTCCGTCTGATGAAGATATATAAACTGCATCACGTGCAGAAAGAGCTTCACCTGCTGTAAGTGAAATTGTAAAATCTGCCGGATCTAGTGTTTGCCCTGATTTTATCATGTTAGTGTAAAGTCTACTTGAACTGTTGTATCTTCGCCAGTTGCTTTTACATAAGCAGAGGCAAACAATACTCTATTAAATAATTGTCCTGTAGATATTGTAGCACTTCCATCTACAAAAGAACCAAACTCACGATATGTACCATTAGCTAATACAGCATCAGAAAAGAAAAAGAATATTGATAATACATTAGAGGCAATTGAACCGTTTGCTTTAGCTACTCGTACAGTTGGTGTTTGTAATGTTGTATCACTTACAGCAGGTGTATTAGTACCTGTTCCAATATCACCATGTGTAATATTTAAAGAATATGTATTATCAGCATTTAGTCTATCAAGAATTAAGTCTTTACCTGTATTAGTCCCTAGCATTACAAGATTATCTGTCCATTTTGTTATATTCAATATCTCATTAGTACCAGCACGAGTTTTGAATATGCGTACTTTTCCTTTAATGCCTCCTTTTTCTTTTACAACTATTTTCATATTACTTAGTATAGCAGAAACATATACTTTTCATTGTTGATAATTTATGACCAAGTAGAACGTCCCCACAAAGCAGTACCCCAAACGTAAGGAGGAGATGTTTTAGTTGGTGCACCTACTGTGTCTGTTATAGCTATAGACTCACTAAATCCTTGATATCTTTGCACAACTTCATCAGATCCAATCTCAATCTGATCTGATATATTACGAATTAAAAGTTTAGTAAGAATATCATTTATACCAATATCATCAGAGTTTATTAGATTAACATCATACACTAAATCAGTTGGAGTGCGTAAACGTGCATTTATACTCTCTATTTTATAAGACTGGTTTATATTTCGTATTGTTGAATTTATTGTTATGTTTTGTCCTACCTTAAAACCATCAGTGTATGTAGTAAACTTTGCCCGTCTTAATGGTAAAGCGTATTTTAATATCTCAGCATCAGCTCTCTGTGAAGCTGTGTCTATATCCTTAATAGTCTTATCAACAATTAAATATTGATACACACCATAAAGAGCGATACTTGTATTATTTTGTTTTCTTAATATAAGAGGGTATAAAGGTGTACCAGTTATGGATATATTGTTTGTTCCTGCTGCTGGAGTGTTACCTGCAGTAAAGCGTATGTACTTCTCATTAAAATTCCACATACATTGATATGATGTATCATCATCTAAGAAGTCTATCCCTACTGTTTTTGATACTGCACTTACAGTAACAGTTGGTAAAGATGAAAACTTTGAGCCAAGTTTAAACAATACTTTTGTGCCGTCACCGTCAAACGTTTCTGTACGTGTACTTACTGATTCAATTTCTCCACCACGTATAATAATTTCATTCCGTATTTGATGTGTCTCATCTCTTACTTCAAGAGATTGAAAAACAAAGTTTTGTGATGTATCTGTAAGGGTTGCATATGTAGCGATATTTGCATTAAAAAAGAAATGTATATCCTTATCATAATCAACATACCAATCAACATTGCCAATAGTTTCTACAAGTTTCTGAAGACATTGAGATACTGTAAGATAGTTAAATATTATTTTTGGCACAACAACATTCGCAACTACATTAGTAGTAGTAAATCCTGTAGTAAAAGTAGAGATAATATCATCAATAATATCTTCTGCTGTTTGGTTTGTATAAACTTTACTTACTAAATACCTGTCTAGCAATTGTGTGTAATCTTTACAGGATACAGAAAAGTATTTTAATGCCCCGTCTATCACTTCTTGTGATTCAACAACAATTCCACCAAACACTTTTACACTATCATTAGTCAAAACAACTTCATCGTTAAGTGTAGGTCTATATGTTTTAGTTGTAGAATTTTTTGTACGAAAATTAAGTGAGTCCGGCTCTCGTGTAAGAACCTCACCCTTTTTTAAAGTTTTCCAATCTATTGCTGATGTTTTATCAACACCATTAACTGTAAGTAAAATAGTAGACATTAAATTCTAGCTAATTTTTTAAAGTTTTGAATAATCATATCTCCAATTTGTTCTGCTACATCTTGATTAACACCAAAAGTACCAGTAATGTTTATAACAATATTACCACCACCAGTTGCAAATCTACTGTTAGGTACAATTCTACCTGTACTTGGCGCTGTAAATAATTCAGGACCAGACTCGCCAACGAGGTAAGTACTACCACTAGCTACAGTACCACCAGAGGCTCTACCTGTTAAAGCTCGCGTATCATATGAACTTTTAGCTGAACTATTAAGACTTGAAAAGAAATTAGCAACTGGCTTAGCTATTTCTGTTATTTTTTCACCAACTTTTGTAAGAAATTCTAAAACATTTTTAATTGCTCCAGCCCATAATCTAAATGTTTCAACAATAGTAGGGATAATAACATCAGCCCAACTTTTGAATGTAGCTGTCCATTCTTCAAATTGTTTCTTAGTTTCAGGGTTAAGCAACCAAGCATTAAATTGTTTAACAAAAGGCATAAGCGCCTCAACCAAAGCACCTCCTATATTGTCCTTAAAATTACTCCAAGTTTCATTTATAATTGCCATTTGTCCCTGAAATGTAGTAGCGAAACTTGCTGATTGACCTGCTACAATACTTTGCAACATTGCAATATTTTCTAAGGGCGTTTTTGTTTCATCAGCTGCAATTCCAAATTCCTTTAGTACGCGCACATTACCTGATAAAGCAGATCCAAGAGCTGATGAAGCTTCTTCTAGTGATATATTCTTATACCTAGCTAGATCCATTGCAGTCTGATTAAGACTCAAAGCTTGAGTAAAGTCATTTGTTCTTTGATAAAACTTTGCAATAGACTCTGCGGCTGTTTCATCGTCAAATCCTAATTTAACCGCTGCATTCGCTGCTGCATTTAAAGCGTCACGATTCTTTAATGCTGTACTACCCATAGTATTCAAAATACCATCTACTCTTGTTGCACTAGCTTCAGCATCAGCAAAGCCTCTTATGGCACTAACAGCAAAAGCTCCCACAGCAGCAACACCAGCTACAGCAAAACCTCCCAAAGCTTTAGCTAACCCTGATGAATCTTCCTTTAAGTCTTTTAATTCATTAGATATAGACTTAAACGTACTTTTTGTATTATCTTTAGC